CGGCATACAAGGCGCATGAACTTTGGTCGGCTAAGAAAAACGGGGGAACGACTTATTCGAGAGTTTCTGTGCTTGAGTCCAAAGTCGATGAGCTGACTGGAACGATATCTGCGCTCGAACAAAAATTAACATTGTTCCATAGGGACTTCATGATCCATCGCGAGAACGTGCGACTGCATTGGGCTCGATCCGAGGGAAAAGAAGAGGGAAAAGAACAAGCATTAAGAGAGGTTAATGATGGGTAGTTCATCTAGGGGTATTAAGACATCGGAATTCTGGCTAAGTGTTCTGGCTGCACTCATTGGAGGAGTGCTAGCGTCAGGTGCGGTAAGCAACGCACTGGCTCTTCAGCTATTAGGCGGAGTGGGAACATTTCTCGCTACAATCGGCTACAGCACGAGTCGCGCTTGGGTAAAGGCGGCAGAATCTAAATCAAACGCCATTAAGCATATCGGGATAGTCGCTGACCCAAAGCAATAATCGGCAGTGGCACTCTAGATCTCGCTGCCGATGTTACATCTGATAAAATCGTTGGAAGACTTGTATACAATCATCGAGTCTCTGAATCCTTATTTGCTTCCGCTGATGCTTGGACTGATACTCTTGGTGATTTTGGGGCAGGGGTTAAAATGAAGTGGATTTGGTAAGGCTCACTATGATTAGGGAGATACTGAATGGGAAGACTAAGTGAGCACTTTGTCAAAGGTGAGTTCTTATGCAGCTGTGGGTGTAATGAGGATTTTGAAGTTGTTAGATCTTTGATCAATGTGCTTGAGGATATTAGAAATGCTATAGATGAACCAATTAGGGTAACTTCTGGTGCTAGATGCAAGAAGAAGAATCTTATCACTCCGGGAGCTGCCTCAAGTTCATGGCATATTCCTCGGGGAAAGAAGCTATACGCTTCCGATATCACTTATAGTAATGAGCAAAAGATTAACAAATTGAACATACTACGTCTCTATGTTCTTGCAGACGACTATGGATCGATGGGGCTTGGGCTCTACAATGGTAGGATCCACGTAGATCAACGAACAGGGCATAGAGCCAGATGGGTTCATCGTGATTATAGTTGGAACTAGATTACTTCCCAGAAAAGTTGAATAATCCAAAAGGTAGCAATGCCAGCAGCCAGTCCTACCGCTCCTGCGGCAAGTCGTTGTTTCATCATTCGTATCTTATATTCCTTGTAGATAAGTTTACGCGCATCTTCATCCAATGGTACCATTCTAATCCCCACTATATTTGCGAATTTCTATTTCGACTCTTGGAGTCACCCAGTCCTTCTTCCGAGAGCTTATGAGGCACCTTACCCAGTAGTCATTCTGATAGATACCTGCTTTCTGCATGGCATCCATTGGCGCAGAGGCTAGATTATCAACGTCTATTGACTGTCCTTTGGCCAGATAGGAGATAATCTTTACTTCCATTTCTGTCTTCGGAGGAATCTCAGGGTAGTCACCAGCGGCCAACTGCTCTGCCAGTTGAGCAAGAGCACTTTTATGCCACGCTTTGACATCGGCAGGTGTGTATATGTAGGCACGGCCTTTAGCCATCCCAACTCGTTTGGCATTCTTCTGACTGACAGGCTTCCCTTCAATTGTAAATGTCCAAACATAATCCATGATTAGTATTCTATAATACGTTCATTGCTTTCTCCAGCTATGTAATAGTCGATTTCAAGTCCTCATTCGTTGGGTCTATAAATCGGTTAATGGTGTTCATTGCTTCTTGGACTTCTGTGATATTTCTTACGTGCATGAAGAGGTGCGAGAGCGGAACTACCATTTGCTCGTCATCAATCTCTTTCTTTACGCACAATTCAAACACGGGTCCTTCTTCACCCATGCCCATTCCTAGTGTCAATTTATTCATTTTCTCACTCTCATGGAGCTTTCAGCCAATTCCATAAATGCTCCACCGAACTCAAAGCCTTCCCTGATCCTATCCGCAACCCTCTCCCCATAGCGTTCCTTAAATGCTTTCACGTTTAAGTTCGTGGTAATTATGGTCTGCCTGTAGTTGGAATATCTTTCGTCGATTAGCTCATCTAACCGCTGAAGGAAGTTCCCATTCTTGTCGAGATACTCAACGCCTAAGTCATCAATGACCATAAATCGAGATCTCATCATGCTTTCAAATTCTTTAGCGTAACCATTGGTCCTAGCTATTCTAGTTCCACTCCACCAATATCTCTTTGGGTAGTTGTTAATATTCGGTGGAACATTGTTGTATAGCCAGGTTGCAGCTGCGGTAGATTTGCCTGTTCCTTTGTCTGCTGACAGGATTAAGCACCAGGCTTCTCTTGGAGTATCAATCCAATTCTTTACAATGTTCACTGCCTTGGTAGCTCTTAGAACTTCTAGATTATCTAAGATTCTTTCAGGTACACCCCAACCACGAAGGCACATGATTTTTGTTTCATGTGAAACATCTTCCTCTTCAGGCTCCTCTGCCTTCGGGGATTCCTGTTGCTTCAAATACATCTGGTAAGCCTGTTTAATAAATGGGTCATCTGAATCAGGCTTAAAATCTGGATGATTGATCTCCATCCTTGAACTCCTCACTTCCCTTGTGGTGTCCTATTTGCTCTTCTTTTCTTGCTCCATTGGTAGCTAGCTCAATAAAGCCTTCGACTTTTGTACCGTTCCTGAAGACATACTCGGCAGAATAGCCAGCCGGATGCTTAGAGTGCCACGGACAGATTTTGTTTCCATCGATAGCCTTCAGTAAGTCGTCTTTGGTAAACTCATCTTCTACGAGTCTGGCTCTAATTCGTTTCCAATCTCGAGAGCCAGGCTTTAGCATTTTGCCGCGAGTAGGATGCACTGTCCTGTAGTAACCTACTATGGAGCGTATTGTTTCAGAGAGCTTCGTCACCTTTACAGCTGGATTCCTTGCTGTTTCGGTCTTTTTACTCTTGTTGTATCTGCTCCAATTATGGACAGTAAACACCCCCTCGGTAGCATCGAGCAGTCGGAGCTCTACGAGGGTGTGAACGAAACCCTCATAACAGCCATCGTAATCTGCTGCTTCTGCTACATCAACGTCCTCCATGCCTACCAGTCTGCCATCCTGCTTGTATTCAATGCAGAAGCACCAAAGATTGTAGAGCGCTAACACTCCTTCAGGCCCAAGCTTGTTACGTAACCTTCTAATCTTTGGGTGAATACGCGTAGAAGTGCATAACCTTAACTCTTTAGGCATGGAGACTCCTTGATCGGTAAATTATTGGATGGAGGGGCGATAAATGGGACCAGGAGATAAGGACTAGCACCAATTCTTGGGGAGAACTCTCGCCCCTCCATCTATTCTAGAATTTCAGATCTTCACCATTGTTGTCTACTGTATTGGCAACAGCATCAATAGATAAGTAATTGTCCACACTAAGCCATTTATCTCCAGGCTTACGGATCATCTCTAACTTACCTTTCTTATCGGGGAAGTCTTTTGTGTCAAGATCTTCATCATCGTAATCAACTCCTACCGAGTTGCAGAACTCACGAAGCTTCCACTTCGCTTTCGGAGCAGTTGTTACTAAATTCTCCCGAGTAGCAAAACCAACTCCTTCATTATTCCAGATATCAAGCTCAACAGCCATACCCTGGTTGCCAGTACTGAACGTTACTTTCTCACAGGTCTTAACCTTGAAGTGGTAAATACCTTCTGCGAAACCCTCATCAATCTCCGTGGGGTTGTGATCTAATCTTGCCATCTGTTTCTCCTTAAATGGTTCTTTTTAGGTTAGACGCCTTCACGTAATTGTCATAACTAAAATTAATTTTCTCGGGCATCTCATATCCCGCTCTACTCTTGGCATCCCGACCGGGACCACCATCAAAATAACAAACTCTCTTATTATCTCCTTTTTGTTTGGCGACTCTCTCCCCTTGTTTAGTTACAGAAACAAAATCTTTCGTAATATGGCCAACTTGGTCAGACCATTCCAACACTGATTGCCATGTGTATTTGTGCATTGCTCCACCAATCTTTTGGAAGTCATCACCAAGAGCGTTTCCATGACGGTGGAGTCCTTCGTGGGCAAGCATCACAACGAACATGCGCTTCTCTCTCCGAAGGTAATCTAGCTTGTTGAGGAGCTTAACAAACTCAGTAGCCGCAAGCTTATCTCCTTGAGCCCACTGGTTGAATCCTTCCTTACCTCGTTCAGCCATCCATCGACCACCAAACTTCTCGTCACAGATAAACTGACGACAGAGCTTTTCGGCCTGATTGATTACATCAACAATGACAGTTTTTCGGTCATGGTTAGCCTCACATAGGAAGTTAACTGCTCC